TCATCAACATCCCCGCCATCAGCCTTAGCGATCATCAGAGCCTTGCGGATGTGGCGGGCAGGGTCGTGGATGTAGCCGCCTTCGGCCTTGGTGATGTCAGGCTCGTTCGGGTCGTACTGGCCGTTGTTGCCGACAGCGGATTTGATTTGGGCCGGGTCAAACACGCCTATGCCGCTAGGGTGGGCTTTGCTAAGTGCGTTTGTTTCGTAATCATAAAATGAATCAAATCCGGCTTTCTTAATTTTATGAGTATTGTGTTCTAAGTCATGCCAATCCCACGGGTATTTGTCGTCTGGCAGATTTTTGTAATGCCGCTCTTCTGCTTTGGCAGGATGCCTTGTTAGGCTAACAAGTTCCCGGTGTTTGGGATTAACTATATCAAAGATATTAGTCGCACGAACATGCAGCGGATAAACATGACCTTGCTCTTTTAAAGTGTTCTTCGGTTTTTCCATAGGGTCATAATTAGCAAAACGCGCTGCAAATTCTGGGTCAAACGCTGCGTATGCAGCCACTGGTGCGTCAGGATGGCCTCGGCCTCCTTGGAATTTATCTATGGGTCCCGGATCACTGCGCCATGATTTGATTCTCGTTGTCCCATGATACATCACGGGCGGGGCCGCACTGCCTTCCATATGCCGCGCAAGGTTAGCCGTCCGCTGCGGATCACCCGGAGGCAGATACCCACTGGATACCGGCCCCTTGGCAATCATCAAAGCTTTACGGACATCCCTAGACATTAGCGGCCCCTAGGCGGGACAAGCCCAGCCCTCTGCGGGGCCGTCATGCCCAAGTCATCAGCCACCGGCCTGATCAGCGGGGCAACAACAGGTGCGCTCAAAGGGTGAACCGCAAGGTTCTGAGCCAGATCAATCAGGTCCAGACGCTCGCGGAACTTGCGCTCTTCCTCGTGACTCTGAAGATCGCCGTGATCCTTTAGAATGCCAGCCTGCGTCTTGGCGTTGTCCAGCTTCAGACGCTCACCATCATAAGCCGCCTGTGTCTGGTATCTTTGTGCGTCGGTCTGCGCCTTGGCTTCGGCAGTCTTGGCCCGCGTCTGGGCCTCCATAACCCTAGCGTCCGCGATCTTGGTCTGGTTCTGGGTGTCCGACTGCATCTTGAGAAGTTCAGGCGGCGGGCTGGCATTAGCCTGCGGCGGCGCAAGAAACTGCTGCGGGTTGCCCCAGCCAATTGCCTGCAAGGCCGCCGTGTCAATGGCAACAGGATCGTACATGGTCGGATTGCTTGCCTGAAGCTGCTTCAGGGCCATGACCTTCATGAGGCGTTGCAGATGCGAGGCCGTATTGGGATCAGCCTGCGGGGTGATCTGGTAGTTTTCAATGGCCTGAAGAAATGTCTGCTCGTCCCACTGCATCGCGGGCTTCTTGTTCCGCTGCCAGAAGCTGTCCGGGTGGTCACGGAAGCACTGCACCAGCAGCCGGAACTCCTCAGCCTGCGCTGAGTGCATACGCTTGTGGACTGAGTTCAAAATCTTCTGCTGCTGCTCAATCATAGCCAGCGTGGTCCCCACCGGGGCATCTGATCGGCCCTCGGCCACGGGCTGCTCAGACGTACCGCCGATCCTCATGCCGGTCTGGCTGATGTTCTCCACCAGCGCCATGAGGGCCTGATCCGGCCCCTTGTACGGTAAGGGCATGATGGCCTGACTGATCGGCATGCCGCCGGTCTTGACCAAAGCACCGCCGCCGGGGGGAACCCGGAAGATATTAGTATTCTGTCTTGCGCCGGTATCGGCCATCAAGAAGCCGGGGAAGTTGGCGTACATGCCAGCGTCCAGCAGTTCGCGCCAAGCAGCCGTGATGGCGTTGGTGGTGTTACCCAATATGTGCAGCAGGCCAATGTCGTAGAACCCCAGACCGGGGATGTAGGTGTACTTGACGAAGTTGCTCTTGGCTTCGGGAAGCTCTTGATCGTCCTCCTCGTAATTGCGGGTAACAGACAGGACTTTCTTGGTGCTTACGTCAATCGTCACGCGGTACGGGATTTCTAGGCCGGTCTCCTTGCCACGCATCTTGTGTTCGTAGCCCTTGATGTCCAGCTCACAGTAGACCTCGTATATCTCCCGGTCCCGATCATTGGGATTCATACTCTCCGGCTGAATACCCTGCTGCGACTTCTCTTCCCGCTGCAAGCTGTCAAGACTGGGCATACTGGGCGTGGACAGATCAATGTCCCGATACACACCCAGTATCTGCAGCCGCTTCACCGTGGACGGGCGCAGCATGGAACGATGTGTGATGCGCTTGGCGTTCTTCAGGTCAGTGGCTGAGCTATTCACAATCAGATCGTCGGCGTCAATCGTCTCAGAGACCGGGCGATTGCGAAGCGGGCAGAAGTACACCTTCTTGAACGCCGTGCCGCCGAAGCCCAGCATCAGCAGCATCCTGTCTGTGTCGGGGTAGTATTCGCTCGCCGTGACCGTCAGGAAGTGGTTTAGGTCGCGCTCCAAAGCATTGGCAAGCTGATCTTCCTGAAGTGTGGCGTTGTTGTCGTCGTTCCTGATCTTGACCGGACCGTCTACCGGCAGCATTTCCGAACGAGCGTTGGCCTGAAAACGCAGGACCGCCTCAAGCAATAGCGGGTGACGGACGCGGCTCATGCCCTCGACTGGCGCACCGTCAGAGGATGATCCTAGACCGGGAACCTCAACCTTCAGGCCCATCAACTTCAGGCCATTGGTGCGGTCCTCAATCCAGTCCTTGCGGCTCTGGATGTCATCCTCAATGCCGCGCATGAGATCGCCGGAGATGCGATCAAGTTCCATGTCGTCAATGTCTTCGACAAGATTATCAAACCAATCTGTCGGGCGGCGCTCTTCATCATCAAGCAGCGACTTGCCATCAAGACTGATGGTGATGGAGCCATCATCATGCTCAATCTCAAGAATCTTTCCGTCATCATTCTTTTTGGGCTTGTCAGGGCCGCCCTCGATGATCTCGACGGTTACAGGTTCATCATCGCCAATTTCTGGCGCTGGCTGACGTATGGAGGGGCTTAGTCCCGGCGTAAGCGGCATGGGTTACCTTTATATGCGAGTAACCGAACATATCACCAATGCCGCATGCTAACTAGTACAACGGCTGCAAGTTGCTCCCAGTGTGCGTCATTGCGGACTTTACCTCCGCCGCCCATTCAGGTGAACGAACCAACAACCCTGCGTCACGCAGATGCCTGATTGCCATTGAGACAGTATCGACAAGATCGTCGTGCTTGCCTCGCGGGAACTGACCAACTTGCGTGATCAGTTTGTCTGCCCAGTCTCGGTCGGGCGCGTAAATCATTCCCTCCGCAAACAGGTGGGCAACAGAATGTAACCTTGCCAGTTTGTCCTGCCCCTTGGGATCAACCAACTGCACCGCGAATGTTTCGTGGCTGTACAGTCTGCGGACTTCTTGGGCCACGCTAATACCGGACCCTTTGTTCTCAATTATAAGTTTGTCTACCTTGTAGGTCTTGCAAGTCTCGCTGACCTTCTTGATCAGGTCGTGCAGTTCCAGCCGCTCCGCCCAAGCCATCATGCACATGACCTTGGGGATGGTGTTCTCGTCACCGCCGACCTTGATCTGGAACCGCTGCTCCAGCGCCTTATCAAACAGGATGGTCTGCTCGCTCTGGTCTATGAGGCCGCTCTCCCGGTTGACGTACTTGGTGGCCGGTGTCGTATTTGCGCCTGAGAATATGCCCCATATCGTTAGGGCCGAATAGTCGTTCTCAGTCTTGGTCGTGTAGGCCGTGTCCAATGAGGCAATGATGTATTCGACCGGGGGGTAGTTATCGCTAGGCCAAGTCTGCCACCACTCACGCTTGATGACGCCGCCGCCCTTGGGTTCAGGCCGCTGCTGTAGCTGCCCAGCCGCAGCCCAAGGGCCAAGTGCTTTTTCCAGCGCCTTGACTTCAGGCTCGCCAAACCGCTCCGGCCACAGCAATTCGCCTTCGTTAGTGCGGGGGTCTTTCCACCCAATCACCGTGGTGAAGCTGCGATCCGGCTCGTATTTCATGGGCAAACAAATGTGGGTCCAGTCACCGGACTGCTTTTCGAGGATATGGCCGGTCAGGTCGTTCTCCGCGAGGCGCTGCTGAATTACGACGAACGCGCCGGTCTTAGGATCATCGAGGCGGGTGCTGAGGGCGTTGTCCCACCAGTCAATGGTTGTCTCAATGGTTGCTTCGCTAAAGGCCTCAGCCGCTGCGTTTGGATCGTCTACCAAGATGCAGGCACCACCCTCCCCGGTCAGGGCCGAGCCGACCGAAGTGGAGAGCCGGGTGCCTCCTTTGGAATTATCGAACCTTGATTTTGTATTTTGGTCGCTAGTGAGAGCAAATCGTGAACCCCAGAGAGACCTGTACCACGGGGACTCGATCAAACGGCGGCACTTCACGCTATCGCGGATTGATAGCTGTTGCGCGTAGGAGGCGGTCAGGAACTTAACACCCGGCCCGGAAGTCGGGCTTATCTGCTCCTGCGCCCATACCCAAGCGGGCCAGCAACAGGATGATATAGTTGATTTACCGCACCTAGGAGGCACGTTTATAATCAATCTGCGTATCTCTCCATCCGTCACAGCCTGAAGGTGTTCTGCTATAGCCTCTATGGCCCAGCTATCCGTGAAAGGCGACGGGTCAACGGTCTTCCACGCATTCCGCAGGAACTCGTACAGGCTTTGCTCGTTCTCATATTGGTCTAGCAGACGCAGACTTTCGTCCGCATCTAACATTTTGCCGCCGACATCAACGATCATACCCTATTCCCACTTAGGTGGCCTGTCCCGGATAGCGGGAAGCAAAACCGAGACAGGCCGTACCAGCAGCAGGAAAGGGGCCTACTACCGGCGCGTCCTAGATAACATAGAAGTTACTTTTGGTCATCAAGCCAGCTTTGGTTCCCTTTAGGAAATGCAGACCTGCGTTTCCATTCATTTATATCAGGGAACAATTTAACTACATTTTCGGAATACTCCGCTAATTCGTCGTTGAACACTGTTGAACGACTTATTGCGACTTTTATTTCCTCCAAAAACACTTTGATGGCGTTAACCATTATTTCTTGTGATTTCAGGTCTTCTGTTTCAAGGAAAATTTGGGCCTTCCATTCATTGATGTCCCTCTCCATTGCACTTGACCTAGGCAATTTAACATCACTCCACTTAGGAATATCTTCCGACACAAGGCCTCCTTTGAATTGTTTCACATGAAACATTCGGCCCGATTGGCCGATTTACATTGCCACTTCGTAACTACCTTAGACTTCTCAACCCAGTACCGGCATGTCCGCATGTGCAGCAGCTTCCACAACTGCCCGCAGTCAGAGCAGACAAAGGTCTGGCGCTTAGAACACATCGTCAAACTGGGACATCGGTATCTCAACCATATCCTCAATGTCCTTGGGATCGCCCCGGTCCCTGCGGCCACCCTCAACTATGCCAATCTTCGCGCGACTGATCCTTATGACCTTGGTCTTCATCTCCCCCTCGACCGGCCA